CCACAGACCAGCCCCCAGCAGACCCACCCCACCCAGCGCCGGCAGACCCTGGTAGCCGTTCTTCTTGACATAGTCGAGCAGTGCCTGCCAGCCCCCCTTCTGCCCGACGATATCGCGCAATTTGTACAGATCGTCGCGGCCAACGAACTGTGGGTTCGCCGCCTGAAAGGCGCGATCGGCGGCGTTCGCTGCGGCCACGTCGAGGTTGGTCCCGCCGTGCGCGTCGAGCCGGCTGACTAGGTTGGGTATCGCCAGCACCTCGGCTTGCTGCGCAGCCCGTCGAGCGGCGTTGTCCGAGGTGCCGGTCAACACCTTGACCAACTCCTTGGTCATCGTCCCCGTGCCCTGCTGTTCGTCCCAAGGCACGCCAGAAAAAGCGCTGTTCCAGGTCGCCGCCTCGCCGGTAGCGCCGGGGTAATTGGGCAGCACCGACTCGACCTTCGCCTGCACGTCCGCGCCGGGCATCCGCGGATGGAACTTGCCGGCCATAATTCCGGTGGGATCCTCAAGCACGTCGAGTCCGGTGCCGCGCAGGTCACCGAGCAGACTCTGCCGCATCGCATTGACGTGAGCATCGAAGGCCTGACCGCCGGCGGAACCGGTCGGAGCCTGGATGATCGCGCCGGTCTTCTCGGCGATCGTGGCGCCCTTGGTCGACGGCACCAGGATGCGGTAACCGCCCCCGCTCTGCGCGTTCATGCCTGAACGGATGAACTCCAGCGTGTTGATCGCCTGTTCGTTGATCGGATCGATCACCCCACCCTCGCCCAGCGCCACCAGCGGCCGCGGCAGCGCCGAGAGGTTATGCTGCACCGGCAAGCCCTCGCCTGGATCCCAGTGCCCGACCGCCTTCTCGGTCGGCAACGAGTACTGCTGCACCGACTCGTAATACGGATCACGCTCCGGCAGGTTGGCCAAGCGCTGTTCACTGTAGGCCTTGTTCAGCACCGGGTCCTGGGCCAGCCCCTTAAAGTGGAAAACGTCCTCGCCGGGGGTGACCTCGTACGACACCGTCGCCGCGTTGCGCTTGACCGCGTCGTCGATGCCGAGCATCGCGTCCTTCCACAGCTCCTCGTCCGACTTAAGATCTGGCACTTTCGGCTTGGCCTTGCCGGTGCCCTTATACCCGCCGGCCTTCTCCCACGCCGCAACCTTGGCCTCGGCCGCCGCGATCCCCGCCAGGTTTTTCGCCTTCTCGGTATCGAACCCCTGCGTGCCCCAGGTCGCGGCCTGCGCGCGCGGCACCGTCCACGGCATCTCGTTGGGGCCGAATTCGCCATACGCCGGCATCGGCACGTTGCGCGCGCCGGCACGATCGGCCAGCAGCAGGTTCTCGCCATGCAGGAAGTTGTGCTCCTGCGGCGTAAAGCCGCGGTTGAACTCTCCGCCGCCCTTCCCGGTGTAGCCAAACACCCGCCCGTGGCGGATGTCGTTGGCGGTCTTCCACAGAATGTTCATCGGGATGGTCGGATCCTTGCCCATCGCGTAGGGGGTGGTCTTCGGCCCCAGCTGGACTAGCTCCGGGAAAAACTTGTAGGTGCCGTCGGGCTGCAGCTGGTAAGCGTTTTTCACCGCGTCCATCTGGTCGCCGGTGCGCGCCTGGCGGTCCAGCCCGGTGAGCATCTTGGCGTTGTGCTGCTTCAGGAAAAAGTTGGTCTCCTGCAGCGGATCGGCCTGCGCCGAATACACCGAGCCACCACGCGCGAATAGCGAGGACTTGAGGCCCTCGGGGCTCAGTGCCGACATGCTCGGGTGGTAGCCGGTAACGCTCGAGACTGCGTCCTTGGCGCGGTCGTACCACGGCGCGTTTTCCACCCCGCGCACCAGCATCTGGTCAGCGCCCCGGCGCATAGTGCCGAGCTGGGCCGGCGAGTCAACCCAGTCCGGCGCGCCGATATACTTGCCCGACGGGTCTTGCTTGAGATGGGCGCCGCGCTTGGCGATCTCCATCCCCTTGGCCTCGGTAGTGACCGGATCGAAGACGCTGCCCACCGGGCCCTTGTTGATGTTCGACGCCGCACGCTTGCCGGTCCGCGCCGGCGGGGCCTCTGGGTCTGGCGGGACCACCGGTTCAGTTTGCGGTGAGACTGGTTCCTCCCCCTTCGGCTGTTTGGGCGGTTTGCCACCGCCGCGGCCGCGCGGCACCACGGTCAGTAGGCCCGGCTCGCTCAGGCCCAGCGGCACCAGGTTGCGCAGCGTCTGGCCGGCGGTCGCTAGGCCTTGCTCGCCCATATTGAGCAGCCCGGCTCGCGCCGCCGCCGCGCCGGCCTTGCCGGCTTTGATCACCCCGCCCGGGGTGGCCGCGCCACCCACCAGCGAACCGACCGCTTCCGCCGTCGAGTGCTCGCGCGGGTTGAAGATACCGGCGTCGATCAGCTGCTGGCGCCACCACTCCGATCCGCCCGGGAGGTGCTCCGAGGGGATCATGTTTTGCCGGATGTCCTGCGGCATCAGCACCGTGCTGATATCGCCCTGCGCGCCGAGGATGTCCATCAGCCCCCCGAGGCCGGTCTTGGTCGCCCCCAGCGCATTGCCGACCAGGTCGTCGTAGGCCTTCGCCCGTCGGCGGTCCTGCTCTTCCTTGGTATATGGCACCTGCCGGCGCAGCTGTTCTTCTCTGGTGATCATCGCCATGTCATCTCCTCGGTGCCAACTGCTTCAGGGTCTTGCTCTGCTCTTCGATCGCCTGCTCGATGCGCTCGATACGCTGGTCGCGTTGCCGCGCATCCCGACTCTGCGCGTCGCGGTGCCGCTCCTCCTCGAGCACCGATACCCGGCTCTCGAGCTTGAACGCGAACCAGACGATGCCGACCAGGATCACCGCCACCGCGGCGATCGCCTCCACCATCAGCAGGTAGTTGAAGCCCGTTTTGGGCGTCTGGTCCATGCTTCATTGTGGCCTGATCTGCTCCACCAGGTCTTGCATCGCCTTGCGCACTTCGGGGTCCTTCTCGGTGGTTGAGGTCACCGCCAGCCGCGCCAGATGTTGTTGGATGCGCGAGTCGGGGATGGTGGTCGACTGCGCCGCCCAATTGACGAACTTCGGGTTAGTAAACAACTTGGCGCCGGCCCAGGTCATCACCGGTGCGGCGAAGACACTACCGAGCGTCTTCAGCGAACCGCTGACGATCGCCTTGCCGACGCCGGCGCCCAGCGCCAGCTGGCCCACCGCGCCGCCGCTGCCCGACGGGTTGGCCCACACCCCGCCCTTTTCCTTGATCATCGCCGCGGCGTTGGCGATGTCGTCGAGCCCCTGGCGGACCTGCTTGGCGTTGGGGTAGGCCGAGAACAACGCGTCGCGCGCCTCCGGCTGGAGCTTGTTCCAGTTGGTGAGGAAGGTCTGCGACGAAAACTTGTTGCCGGTCGCGTCCTGGTTGCCAGGCGTCGCCCGCGACATCTCGTCGATCACTGTCGCCGCCACCTTGGCCCGCACGTCCTTGGGCAGGCTGGCCATCGTCTGCCTGGTGACCGAGCCGGCCTGCCTGGCGGTGCCGGCGATCTGGCCGTAGGCGGCCTCACCCGAGGTTTGCTTGTAGATCGGGTCGAGCACGTCCTCGATGATGCGCTGGGTCTCCTTGTAGAACTTGTCCGCGCGCGCCATGCGCGGCTCGGCGAAGGGCGGCGTGGTCTGGCCTAGAGACATCCGCAACAGCGCGTCGTTGTCGCGCGCGGCTTGCATCAGGTCCTGCTTGGAGCCGCCCAGGACCGCCTTCGCCGCGCCGGTGCTCTGGTCGGTCAAGAGCTCGTTAGCGGCCGGATAGGCCACCCCGCCTAGCCGCGACTTGAACGCGCGCAGCGCCGCGAACGGCACCCCGCCGGGTTGGCTGGGAGTGCCTGGGGTGCCCGGGATGGTGATCATGATCGGGTTGCCCCTGGCGTCGAGAATGCCCGAGGGCACCTGCCGGCTCGGGGTGGCCGGCGTGCCCGGGATCGGCGCCGCGTCGGTTAGGTGCTGCTGGAAGACGGTGTTCAGCCGGCCGTACTCGGCGTTGCGCCCGGCGGTCGACGTCGGTGCGCCAGGGATCGCCCCGGTTACTGTGTTGTACGCGCCCTGCTGGTTGGTGATCGGGAACCGCGAGCCGGGAATGATCGCCTGCTCGGCGCGGTTGAGCATGTTTTCTTCGATGTCCTGCTGCCGTTGGCGGTAGTCTTTGATCGCCGTCTGTGCCCCCCGACCGGCAATGTCCGGTCCGCGCTCGATCGCCGACAGGTCGCCGAGCAGCCCAGCCCGCTCGCCCATCGCCGCCTGGGTCGCGACCGCGTTCTTGGCCATCACCCCAGCCGACAGCGGGGTGCGCGCGAACATCGACTCCAGCGCCTGTGGGGTGCGCTGGCCAGAGGCGAGACCGAGCGAGGGGTTGGTGATCCCGGCGCCGAGCAGGGTCTGCATCCGCTCGTTCATGGTCTTCCGGCCTTCCTCGCCGCCGCGCGCCGCACCGCGGATCGACGCCGGCACCGCCCAGCCTACGGTCTGCGGGGCGAACCCGGCCGCGACCGCCATCGCCGGGTTGTCCGGGAAGCGCTCCGCGGCGTACTGCGAAGCGACCCCTGAGCCGGCGGCCATGCCCACGTCGCGTGCCGCTCCTAGCGGCAGGTTGGGCGTCGGCGGTGGCGCCACCGCGGGCGTCGGCGGCACCGGCTTGTACGGCGCCGGGCCGAGCTCCGCCAGCCAGCGCCAGGTCGGGCCCCAGAGCTGGCTACCGATGGTGCCCTGCGCGTTGCGATAACCGCCCACCGCCGAGCCGGCCGCCATGCCGGCTGCGTGCAGGTAGCGCGAGATGGCGTCGTCAGGGCGGTTGACGTCGATCGCTTTGCCCATCCCGCCCTTGCGGATCAGGTCGGCGATCCACGCGCTGGAGCCGGGCACCTGCTCGCGCGGGGTCAGCTCGGGCAGGTCGGTCCCGCCGAGCTCGCCCTTGGCCACCCCATAGGCCGCCTTGCCCAGGTCGATAACGTTGGCCGCGGTGTCGACCGGTAGCCCGGGCAGCCCGGTGAACACCGCCTGGTTGAAGCCCTGGAACGGCGCCAGGCCGCGATCGACCAGCCCTGCGGGAGGTGTCGGCGCGACCTCCTTCTTGAGCCGCGCATAGAGGTTCATCAGCTCTTCGTTGGACAGCGAGGCAGGATCGATCTCGTCAGCCATCTCAGTCCCCCATTTCTTTGCGCCGCTTGAGGATCTCGTCTTCGGTCCTCTGGAACAGCTTGAGCGTTGCCGCCGGGTCTTTCTTGCCTTCGACGGTCTTCGCCGGCGCCTCGCGGATGGCCCACTTCTTCATCGCCGGATCGTCGAACAGGCTCGGCTGCAGGTCGCGCCACTTCTCCTCCAGCGCGAACGGGTCGCCACTACGGATCGCCGCGGCATAGTTGGCGCTGTAGAACTTGCCCTTGGCGATGTCCTGGTTGTACTGCGCGCGGGCGATGTCGCGCGTGAACTGGTTGGCCTGCTCGACATCGGTCAGGCTCGACTCGATCGCCTCGGCGCGCACCGCGTCGTCCTTGGTCTGCACGCCCTTGGAGAGCAACATCTTGCGGTTGACCTCGGTCTGTACCTGCTTGTGAAAGATCTGCGAGTCGGCGACAAAGCTCTTCACCGCGTCCGGCGCCATACCCATCCCGACCAGCACACTGCCGGCGGTGGCCGCGGCGGTGGTACCCCACCCGGTGCGGATGTCCTTGTTGTCGAGCACGTCCAGCGCGGCCTTGGAGCGCACCGCCGACTGCGCCGCGACCAGCGCCGGGCGGTACTCGTTGGTAATGAAGTCGGTATTAGCCCCGACCTGCGCGCCCTTCTGGATCTCTGGCGGTGCGCTGCGGGTGACCTCGGCCACCTTCTCGGCGACCGGGCCGGCGGCGACCCCGATGCGGCTGGGCTGCTCTGGTGTCCCGGCGCTGCCCGCCACGTTCGGCAACGGTGGAGCTCCAGGCGCGATGTCGAGCTTGAAACGTCCCCCCGGCCGGCCGGCGTTGACCCAGTCATTCCAGGCGCCACCCACCTCAGGCGGGAGGTTGGGCGGGCCGTAGGCCGGGTTGGGCGGGCGCAGCTGGGATGGGGCCTGCTGTGGCGGACGCGCCTGGGGTGGGGCTGCCTGGGGCGCCTGGGCTGGCGGCGGCGGCAGGAAGGGGATCGCGTTCTGGGCGCCGATCTGGCGCTGGGCCTGCGGCGAGACCAGCACCGTTTCGCCCGGCTTGTTCGGGTCGCCGGTCGGCACCGGCACCGCGGGCTTGTACGGATCCTCGCCGCCAGCCCTCGCACCGGCGATGGTCTTCTCGATATCGGCCTTGTTCTCGAGCCAGCCCGGTACTTTTTGGGAGCGGCCGCTAGCGTCGATCGTCATCCCCTCGGTCTGCATCGGCGCGGTGAAGGTCGGCTGGCCACCGACAAAGCGGGTAGCGCCACCGGGCACGTTCTCGGTCTTGTAGCCGAGCATCTCGGCCAGGTTATGCGCCGCGGCGGTTCGCTTCGGGTTGGCGACGTGCAGCATCAATTGTTCTGGCGTGGGTACGTTGCCGGTGAAGCGCGGCTGAGGGGTGACCATCGAACCCATGTACCCGCTCTGCTCGGGTTGGGTCAGCGGCCGGCCGAGCGCGGCGTTGGGACTGGGCGAGAAGTCATCACGGCTAGCCATGCCGTAGGCCTGCTGCGGGGCGTCCTGGGGCATCCCCGGCGCCGGCTGGAACTGCGGCGGGCCGGAGACCTGCGGGCCGAGGCCCTTGAACAGGTTGGCCATGTCGCGGTTGCCCTTGAACTCTTCGACCGCATTGAGCAGGCTGATCATCGCCGCGGGGTCCTTCTGCTGGCGGGTCCGCTCCGCCTGCATCGCCTCCATACCGAGCAGACCGCCCTTACCGAGGCCTTCCCACAAATTGCCGCGCTGGTTGTTGGCCAACAGACCCATCGCCATCGTCGCCAGCCCGGTGCGCCAGGGCTCGGACTGCGGCTTGTTGTACTGCTCGAGCGCCTTCTTGATCAGTTCGTCTACGTCCAGCTCAGCCATGATCACTCCTTAGAAGGGGTACGCCTTCGGCCCGCCCGGTGCCTGCTTGCCGTAGGTCTGCTGATACCAGTTGGCGTATTGCGCCGCGCTCGACGGGAAACCGGACCCGACAGAGTTGGTGCCGCCGAGAATGCCCAACAGCCCGTACATCGAGCCCGGATCGGTAGTGTTGGGTGCGGTGTCGAGACGATAACCTCCCGGCGTCCCGGCACCGTAACCGTTGGACGGCAACGGGACATCGCCGCCGGTCCCCGGCAGCATCTGCGGTCCCTGCTGGTTCTGCCAGGCATCGGCCTGGGGGTTGCTGTACAGGCCGGCGTAGGGGTTGTTCGGCGAGTATTGCCCGGGCGAGTAGGTCTTCTGCTGCGTCCCGCCCCCGGCCGGCACTTGCCAGGTCGGCGCACCCCCACCCCCGGTCAGGTTGATCACCCCGCCGCTTTCCGGCACGTCGTAGTACGACGGGCCTCCACTACCTCCCGGAGCGGCTGCGATCTGGTTCGGTGGCGGCGTCTGCGGCGTGGGGTTGAAGTTGTCGGGCGGCGGGGCCGTCCCTCCCGGTGACGCCAGCTTGGGGATGACCGAGGGCGGTTGCCCTACCTGCTGCTGGCCGGGGTTGTAACCGCTCAGGCCGGCATAGGCGCCGATGAATGGGTTAGTGGCGTGGGTCACCTGGGGCACGTTGGAGCGCCCGTACTGGATCGCCTGGTTGAGCGGGTAGGGGTTGCCCATCGTGGTCCGGCTGAACGACCCTGGCACGCCGCTGGGCGGGTTGGGGTTACCGGTGGGCTGGATACCAAACGGCTGCTGACTGGCGCCGCCCGGGAACTGGTTGGCCAGCGCCGGGTTGTTGCCGTAGTAGCTCTGCATTTTGACCGGCGCGTTGAGGCGTGGCGGCAGCGTCCCCTGGAACCAGGACGGCAGGTAATTCTGCGGCTGGATCGAGCCGAAGAGCGCCTGGCCGACCTGCTGTCCCATACTGGGAAACAGCCCGGTGTAGTTGCCATAGGTTTGTTTGAACTGGGGCGGCATCCAGGCATCGTCGCGGCGACCGCCCTTCCACGCCTCGGGCCGGTTGGGGTCTTTGTTGGTGTCGGTGGTGTTGGTCGAGAAACTCTCCGACAGGACCGTATGGGTATCCATGTCGGTGAGCCTGCCCCGGTCGTCCTCGTACAACTGGTGACCCGTCGTCGGGTCGGTGAAATACCCGCGTCCAGTAGCCATTATGCGTACCCCATCTGTTGCATCATCAGCTTCCGGCGACGCTGCATCTCTGCATCATCGCCCCCCGCGCCGGCAAAGATCGGCGCATACGGACTGATCTGGTGCGGCTGCTGCTGACCGAGCAGTGACACCGATGACTGCTGCTGCGGAGCTCCGCCCCCCGGCTGCCGCGCCATGATCTGCTCCTGTTTCGGTGGCGCCCCCGGGTCGAGCAGGCTCTTGGCCAGCGGCGCGGCGGGAGCTATTGCCTTGGCCCCCTTGGTCAGTGCCCTGCCGGCCTGCTGGGCGTAGTTCCAGTACTTGTCGCCCTGGGTGACGAACTGGTTGCCGGTGGCGTCCGAGGCCAGCACACTGCTGGGATCGGACAGCATGTTCGACGCGCCCAGGTTGCCGCCGCCGAGGTCGCCCAGCATGCTGTTGGTCATACTGCCGGTCACCGTATCCCCGGCACCATAGGGCAATGAATTGCCGAGCAGGCCAGCCCCTTGGGTGGCCGACGGCGTCGCTATCGTACTTTCTGCCGAGCTGACCCCCATCAGCGCCTGCTGGTTGAGCGCCGCCAGCTGTGCCGCAGTCATCCCGCCGGCGCCCGCCGCCGCCGCGCCCGCGCCCGCGCCCGTGCCCAGAGCCGCGGCCGCAGTGCCCGCGCCGGCCTCGAGCCCGCCGTAGACCAGCGCGGAGTCCGCCGCCGCGTTGGCGACCCAGGCCGCTAGTGCTGCTTCTTCGATGCCGCTCATGTCGTCTCCTTACCCAAACATGCTCGCCGCGAGCAGCCCGCCACCGATCAGCGGCCCGTACGGGCTAGCCTGGTAATTGGTCTGTCCGATCTGGGTGTTCTGGCCGTAGTTACCCGAGGCGCGGCTCAGTGCATTGCCGAAGATATCGGCCTGCTGGTATGGGTACTGCTGCCACTGGTTGTAACTGTTGAGCTGCTGGTTCAACAGGTCCTGCTGGTACTGTCTTTGCGCGTCGCCGATGCCGATCAGATGCTGCGCGTCGGACAGATCGCTCTGGTGCCCCTGCAGCGCGTTCTGGTAGGCGCCCATCTGCCGCTGCCGCTCCGCATCCCAGGCCGACGTCGCCCGGTTGAGGTCGTTGGTCTGCGACTGCATGCCACGGTTTAAGGCGTTCTCGGCGATGCCGCTGTTCCGCGCATAGTCCGCCTGGCGGGTGTCGTTGACCATCCCGATCGCCTGCTGCTCGAGCCCGGCGTTGCGCGCGGTGTCGGTGTTGTAGAGCCCCGAGCTGCGGTCCCACTGGCCGAAGTCCATCTCACTGCCCTGGCGGGCGAGGTTGAGCGCGAGCGTGTTCTCGTTGCTGGCGATCTGGGCATCGTGCGCGCCGCCATGAAATGCGCCGGCACGGTTGAATGCGCTGTCGGTCTGCGCCGCCGTCCCCCGCTGGTAGGCGCCGACGGTGTCGTTCAACGAATTTTGTTTGAATTGCTGATACTCTGGGCTAAACCCACCGTACGGGTTGTATTGGTCGCGGTACTTGTTGATATCGATCTGCGGCGCCGCCTCGGCCAGCTGCCAGGGGTTGTACGCATTTTCGGTCTGCATCGTCGCGTACGGGTTCTCGTAGCCACCAGAGGCAGTTATCTGGTTCATCGCCTTGGCCGCGGCCATGTCCGGCGAGTCATTGCCGGCAATGTTCGCCATGTACTGCATGCCACCCGCCTGGGCGTCGTTGATCGGCGCGATGGTCATCCCTTCATACTGCTGGAAGGGCTGCTGGGTGACCGCCCGCATGTTGTTGACGTAGTCCGCCCAGCTCTGCGCCGCATAGTCCGGCGGCTCGAACCGCGCCACCGTCGAAGAACCACCACCACCCGATCCGCCGCCCATGTCCTAGCTCCTCATAACTGTCGTTCGTAGCACACTCTCACCGGCTTGAAATTGCCGCGCAGGAAGCGCTTCCAGCCCTCGCGCCCAGACATCCGCACGCTGTTCGCGCCGGCCGTTTTCGCCAGCCCGTCGATGAACCCGATCGTCTCTCCGACAAACTGCTCCACTGCAGCGAAATGATCAAGCCCGCTGCGTGGCTCGCCGAAGAGCACCCACACGTGCAAATACGGCTGGTTGGTGAACGCGTCACGCTTGGACTCGATCACCATGAAACCGCGATAGTCGTCATCGTCGTAGGCCAGATATAGAAAGGCCATCTTGGTCCGCAGGTAGGTGTAGATGTCTTCCGGGATCCAGGTCTCGGTGCCGACCTGGAGGATGCGCTCCAGCCCCGCCTTGACCCTGGTCCAGCAGGAACGGAGGTTTTCGGGGGTGATCATTTCGTATCTCATCCGGCCGACCCGGAAGTCATGTCGCCGAGTTCGCTGGCGGTCAACTGCACGTTCCAAATTTTAACGTTGCGGAGCTGGCCCCCGAGCGCCATGCTGGTCCACGGCGAGTAGCCGACGTTGATGGTCGAGCCGGTCATGGTCCCGGCGAACGCGCCCGAGGCTGCAGGCAGTCCGCCGCCGGTACACAACATTTGGGCCCCACCCCAGGATGCGGCGACCTTGCGCAGTTTGGTGCTGGCATCGGGCAGTCCGGTCTTGATCGGCAGGTTGGTGCCGTCGTAGATAGCGATGCTGTCCGAGCCGTAACCGGTCTGCACCAGCAGCGGATATTTGAAGCTCTCGCCGCTGACGATCCCGCGCAGGGTGTTGGCGGTCTTCCACTTGGTCATGATCTCGGCGTAGGCGGTGCCGACCGTTGCGCTCATGTTGCCCGCGCCGGGGAAGGCCAGCGTGTCGGTGCCACGGGTGGCGACGGCGTACTGGCACGGCGTGTACGGATCGCTGCCGGTGTCCATCACCGTCATCCCGTACAGATACCACGCCGCCAGGCCACTGCCGCCATAGACGGCCCCGTCCTCGGCGACGACATAGGTGGTCATCGCCGTACCCGCCGCGACGCCCGACATCGACACCCAGCAGAAATACCACCCACCAGCGTAGGGAATGATGCCGGCCCCCCTGAAGGTGCCGGTGCCGCCGTTCAGGTACGCGGCGGTGACCGCGCCGTTGCCGGTAAGGCTGTACCTCGCCAGTGCCTGGTCGGGGCCGATGATGAACTGCACCTGGATCTTGTTGCGCTGACCGGCGTGCGCGAATACTCCGAAAAACCCATTGGTGACCGCGAACGGCAGGGTGGCGCTGGTGTAAAAGTAGTGCTGCGAACTGCCAGCGGTCTCGATGAAGGCGCAGCCGTAATAGTCCCCGGTCGGACCCGCGACGTTCTTGGTGGCGATGGACATACCCGACGGACTGACCGTGCTGAAGTCCCACTCGATGCCGTAGGCTACCGTCTGCTGCTGGTCCATCAGCAGCCCGGTCGGCCCGATGGTGTCGCAGACGACAGCACTCGCGCCGTTGGGGGTGGTCAGCGGCACCGTCCCGGCGATCTCGTTGACGATGTTGCCGGTCATGGTGTTGCCGTTCTTGACCCCGTAGCAACGCACCCCGTCGACATTGGAGTAGGCGGTGCCGCCCATGCCTACACTCTGGTACTCGCCGGGGTTGGTGTTGGACTGTCCAGAGATCAACTCCAGTTGCACCCTGCCCACCAGCAGATCGGCAGACTGCGAATTGTTGACCCCGCCGCTGTTTGAACCATAGAGGCCGATGGCGAAACTGGGAGCAGAGGCATAATTGCCGGTGACCAGAAACGAATACCGGCGCATGGTGTTGTTAACCTGGAAATTGTTGATCTGGTTGCTCAGTGCCATGACGATGTTGGCGACCCCGGACAGGCACTGGATGTCGGCAGTCAACCGATAGGCCGCAGTCGTATACGGCACCACAATGACCTGATACATGCTCGACACCCCGACCGCGAGATCATTGCCCTGGTTCAACTGCACCCGCGTAGCCTGCGTCGAGTTGTAGTTCCAGGTGAGGACCGGTGCCGCAGAATTGAGGCCGACGTTGTACGCCGTCCACGGTGCCACGGTCAGGTTCTGCGATGAGCCGAGGATCATGTTCTCGACCCTCCTCGCGCCGGGGAACCGGGCCTCGTTGGGCTTGCACTTGCGCAACACACCTTCCCAGTCCTGCACCGTGCCGCCGCCAGAGCCGCAGGAAAAGGTCGGGATGGGACTGCCAGCCCTGGTCGGCCACAGTTGCCACATGAGCGGGTGATCGAACAGCAGCGCGGCGTCCGGCGGCGGCTGCGACTGCGATCCCCAGTGCGAGACGGGAAAGGGGTTCATGCGGTGAAGTTCAACTGCCCGACCCCGTACAGGTTCGTGCCGTTGCTCCAAAACGTGTAGATATCGATGATGCCGCCGCCGACACTCGCCACCGGCACCCGGCCGCTGGGCCACCTGAACACCGCATTCCAGGTCAGCGCGAAACCGTTGGCCGCGACCACCAGGATATATGTCCCGCCGCCGACCATCCCGGTCGGCGCTGGCACCGTGCGGTTGGCGGTCAGGCCCACATACGCGCTCTGGTACAGCGCGAGGTTCCAGGCCAGCCCCGGTTCGGAGAGGGTGCCGTAGGAAGGCAACCACGGGCCTGCCTTCCACTGCGGCGCGACGCCTGCGCCGTTGGCGATCAGCACCTGTCCCGCAGATCCGTTGGGCAGGTTGGACGGTGCGCCAGCGGTGCTGCCGACGATCATGTCCCCGACCGCGCCCATCGGGTTCATCACCACCGTGCCCGAGCCGGGAATGTTGACCGAGACGCTGCCACCGGGCAGGTTCTGGATGCCGACCGTGCCGCCGCCAGTCACCGAGAGGTTGGTTCCGCCCAGGTACAGGTAACGATCGCCGCCGTTGTCGACCGCAAGCTCAAGCGATGAGTCGACGGTGTACGGTTGCCGGGTCTGCACCTTCAGGTTGAAGTTGGCGACGGTCGAGCGGATGCCGATGGCCCTTGAGTCGTAGACCCGGAACCGTTCGGCGATGGTCCCCGCGCCCGAGGTCGAGAACACGATGTCGGCGGCGGCGGCGTTGGTCAGGTGCAGCTTGCCGGTGGCGTTGTAGAACCCGGCATCACCCCCGGCATACAGGTTGCCCTGACTGTATCCCGCGCCGGTCTTGAACATCGAGAACATGGAACTGCCGTTGTCCACATTGAACTGCGCCTGCACCGCAGTCCCCGCGCCGGTACTCCTGACCAGCATCATCGGCACGTCGACCGCGCCCGTGATCAGGTTCAGTCGTTTCTGTGTGGCGTCATAGTTCAGTTCCGCCGCACCCGTGAGCAGGTTGCCTGCGCTGCCATAGCCGACATAGGTCGCGGTCAGGCCCGACCCGGCACCGGTCGCGCCAGTAGTGCCCGTGGCGCCGGCCGGCCCGGTCGAGCCTGTCGCCCCGGCGGTGCCGACCCCGGTGGCACCGGTATTGCCAGCGGAGCCGGTGGCACCCGTGCCCCCGGCCACACTGTCCACCTTGTACACGGCCAGCGTCGCCATTCCGGCAGCACTGGTATTGCCGTAGTTGAAAGCAGACCCGGAATTCTGATAGACGACCGCCTCAACATAGTCGCCAGCGTTCAGGTAAATGCCCAATGCGGTCGTTGACAGGATGAGGCTGCTGCCGGTGGTCACCGGCATGATCTGCATGAACCCGGCGTTGAGATCCGCACCATTGACCTGAAACCTGAGCGAACGCAAGCCGGGAGTGGCAGTACCACTCTCCACACCCGCAGCCAAGTCGTAATATCCCGTTTGTGGGACCACTACTCGCGAGGTGTTGGACGACGTGCTATGCATCGTGCCAACCGTCTTGTAATACTCGGAGTTAAAAGTCAGCGCAGTCGCGGTCGCTGTCGCCACGTTCTGGAAACCGGCGTTGTACACCCGGCAACCGACAAATGGTGCGCCTCCGGTCGCGATCCCCGTCGCCCCGGTGTTACCGGTTGCCCCCGTTGCCCCCGTCGCCCCCGTCGCCCCGGTGTTACCGGTTGCCCCCGTCGCCCCCGCGCCCGTGGCACCGGTCGCCCCAGTTGCTCCAGTATTGCCCTGACTCCCCGCAGATCCAACTCCGGTGGCACCCGTACCGCCCGTCGCCCCAGCGTTGCCGGTGGCCCCCGTATTGCCCGAGCCGGTGGCCCCCGTGGCACCCGTCACCCCGGTATTGCCAGCGACCCCGGTGGCACCCGTCACCCCTGCGCCGGTCGCGCCCGTACCCGCAGGCCCCGTCGCACCGGTGACGCCCGTGTTCCCCGGCAGACCCGCACCAGTGGCCCCAGTAACGCCCGTAGGCCCCGCAACGCCGGTCGCCCCGGTATACCCCGCGCCCATCGATCCGGTCGCGCCAGTGGCCCCTGGCGGTCCCGCAGCACCCGTGCCGCCGATGATCCCCGCGCCGCTGATATGCCAGTACACGCCGTCACTGACCAGGAGCGCCCAGGAACCCGCAGTCGCGATGCAGATCGCGGTCCCCGGTGGCCCGCCGGCCAGCCCGACCACGTTGGAGTTCGCCGAGACCACGGTGTTGTTGGTGACGGTGCGCAGGATCAGCGTCCTGCCGTCGCTGTCGACTGCCGGCGGCAGGGTGTAGGTCACCGTCCCGGCACGGTTCGCCACCAGGAAGTAGTCATCGAGCGTGACGACATAGGTCGCCGCCGTCTGCACCGTCTCGTTGCGGTTGATCCACCCCGCGTTGCGCGGCGTGGTGCCGAGCGTCTGCTCGATGGCAGAGATGCGCTCGATGTTCTTCTTTAACTGGTCCCAGAGCGCATGGTAGAGCCGGCGGTCCCACTCGGTGGCCTTGTCCGACAGCACCGGTAGGGTGACCTGTTCGACAACATTCACCGCTCACCCGCCGGGGTCAGTTTCGGCACCAGATCGACCACATGGACTGGGGCGCCGACCGCAGCGTTGTGGATGTCCAGCCGGAATTGGAAAAAGTTATAGGTGCTGGCGTACACCACCTGGTTGGGGTCGGTCTTGCCGCCCAGGGTGTCGAAGCGGTAGCTGGCGTTGATGTAGGAACTGCCGAGTTGCCGCCCCTGTCCGGGGGTGGGACTGCCGTACCAGGTCAGGATCATGGTCGGCGGGGTCGTGACCGGGTTCTGCGGCGCCAGTGGCATCACCGCTGTCACTCGCGACAGCGTCGCCAACTTGTCCGGTTGTCCGGTATAGCCCGTGATCAGATAGGAGTCGCCCCACTGGTCCTTGTTGCGGTTCTTGGTCACCCCGTCGCGGATGTACAGGATGTCGACATTGACCGCCTCCGGGTTGGAGGTGACCTGCTCCTTGCCGTTGATCACGCTCGTCACCTGACTCGTGCGGAAGTGTTCGGTATTGGTCCGGCACGGGATCGCCTGCGTGGTCTGCGCCGTGTTCAGCATCCCCCACTTGTTGAGCTTGTAATTCCAGACCAGCATCACATTGATGCCGCACATGTACACGCAGTCGCCGATGCGGAAGTGGCCCAACAGCAATGGGTACTGCCCCGCGTTGTTGCCGATGAACAGGTAGTTCGCACCCATGAAGTTGCGGATGCCGTCGGTGATCGAGCGCGGACGGGTGCCGTCGTAGATGAACACATCCTGCGAACTGACAAACACCAGGCCCTGCTCGATGTTGATCACCGAGCGCGGCCCGATGCAGCCGATCACGTCCGAGATCCGCTCGAAGTCCCAGATGGGACTGTTCGGACCCGCGCCGACATAGCGCCCCCGGTACATGCTGTTGGCCTTGAACACCACGATGCCGTTCTGAAACTCCGACACCGCAGTGATCCCACCAGGCGTATCGACAAACTGCGCGAAGCTGCACTGCGTGATCTGCGGGTTGATGCGCCAGTCGGTGTGGTCGCCGATGGCCGACCAGGCGAGGATGTCCTGCGCACCGGTCACCGTCGAGAAGTTGCCGACATCGCCCAGGAACACGAAATTGTTCGCCACGCAGCAGCACCTTGCGGTCGGCGCCGCAGTCCAGGATGGGTTGCCGAGGTCGGAGAACAACGTCCCCGGCGATATATCGGTCGCCAACCGTTTCTGGGCAGTGACCGACTTGTTGGCGGCGATGACCATGTCGCCAAAGGCGCAGAAGTCGAAAAAGCCGAAGGCATCCTCCGGGTACTGGAATGGCAGACCGCCCAGCGCATAGTCGCCCGACCTCGACACATTGACATAGCCCGAGCCGGTCATCATGTTGATGCGCTTGTTGGTGCCAATGAATAGCGCACCCCCAGGCTTTGAATTCCACTTGGTGCCGAAACAGGAGTTGGGCCAGGTCTCCCCGGCGATCAGCGTGTAGGTATAGGGTGGCCCGAAGTCGCACTCCGAATGCACCGTGTAGTAGCCGCCGTTGACATGCGGCAGCATCTCGCTGACCATCGTCAGCACCCCCGGTGTGCGCGGATCGAGGTCGGGCCGGAAGTCAAGCATCCCAGCTCCGCAGCCGGCCGCTCTGGGTGCTTTCCTGGGTCTGCCGCTGCATGTCCTGGAACAGGTCGTGCTCCTGTTTGTCGAGCATCGACGCCCAGCCCATGGTGTCCTGCGAGGTCGGCATGAATTGCCCGACCAGCAACTTCTTCGCACGCGTGCGGATCAGCTCCTCGGCGTTGGCCGTCCACATATTTTCCACCGCATCGCCGGTATTCTGTGGCGGCACCGTGAATAGGTAATACTGGGCCAGCGGGTAAGCCTTGTCGGGGCAGGGATAGAGCCGAAACGCCTTGCCGTAATTGGCGTACCACTCCGGCTCGCCGCGATCGCTGGCCTGGATGCCGAGCCCGTCGATATCCTCCGGCGCCACCAGCTCGAGCCCGGTCTCGCGGCTGTTGACCAGCATGACCAAACGGTCGAGCTTGACCAGATCGGTCGGCCAGTTGTAGAGGTCGGTGCCGGCGACGGTCACCGTCATCGACTTTTTTTCATTGAACCAGAACCTGAACCTCTGATAGTGCGCGATCGCGTCGTTGATATAGTCGTCAACCACGCTGGCAATATCATCCCGGTGAAGCTCAGAGATGATCCTTGCTTCCATCTGTGCAAAGGTCGACATGCGCCCTCCAAAACACCGTCAGCGCCAAATGTCCCGGCGCTGACGGTCACCCGAAAACTACAGGTCGTTGTTGGGCACGAAGGCGATCATGATCACCGCCGTTCCCGCCGTCGGCGCGCCGGTGATACCAGCCAGGTTGGCCTGGATCTTGGTATCGACCGCCACCACCGGGCTGATGTTGACCCCCTCGTCCAGCGGCACCTGGCCCAGCGCCGCCACCGACAGCGCCGTGCCGAAGTTATCCTGGCCGGGATCGGTTGAGGCGCCGATGTTGATGGTGTTCAGGGTGCCGTTGAAGATCTGCGTCACGAACACCCCCGAGGCCGAATAGACGATCAGCGATCCGGCGGGGATGGTCCCCACGTCGACCACGGCACCCTTCAGCGTGAAGTCAATTGCACGGCGCAGGTAATGCACCATTTGCTGGTGAAAATTGCGCGCATTCGTTGCTACTACTCCGGTCGGCATGATCAGTCTCCTTAGTGCGCGACGGCAGTGGTCGAGATCGTCAAAGCACCGAAGTCGACGTTGTTGAACATCACCTTTTTGAGGCCCCAGATCATCCCGGCGCTCACGCCCAAGCGGTTTTTGTAGTCAAAGAGCTCCTCTACCCATTGGATCTCCTGGCCACCGTCGCCACCGTACGCAAAACACGCCGCCTGGGCGCCGCAGAACGCTGCGCGACGCACCGTCGGCTTATCCACCCCGGCATTGGTGATACCGGTAGTCACCCGCTTGTCCATATGCAAAATGCACGAGTTGTACTCGCCCAGCGCGCCGGTGTAGATCGGGTTTTTGCTCTCGTTACCGCCCATCAGAGCTGCTTTTTGAATGTCGAGCCACTGGCCGACATTGGTATTGGTACGCAGGTCATAGACTTGATAGGGGTGTAAGAAACAGACCCATTTTTTCTCGCCACCGATCATCAACGGCCGGATCGTCGGCGACAGTGTCGACGCCCGCTCCACCGCGACGTCGATCAGCTTCAGGGTGAAGATGTCGCCCACCGCCAGCGTCGTATCGTCGGTGATGCTCGTACCCGCCCAGATCCGGCGCGTGGCATCGGGCGCGATCGCCGGCTGCAGGCCAGTGAAGCGCACGTCGGTCTGCAGGGTGTAACCGCAAACTTGGTTAAAAAATGCGGTGTCGATGCGGTCGCTCCACCAGTCCTGGAGGCCCATCTTGTTTTCGTTGCGGATGCTGAACGTAACCCTTTGCTCGGACATCTTCCCGGCCGACCGAGTCGCGTGCCGCAATTGGTCGATCAGTATCGCGTCGCTGTACGTCGTGAGCGCCTCCTCGTTGCCCTCGAGCGTCCCGTCGCCGAGCACGCCCGGCTGGGTCAGTTGCATGCGCAGGCCGAGCGTGATGCGATCGCCGGCGCCCTTGGACAGCTCGTCGCGGATCTGGATCAGGCTCGAGCTCGTAGTGCCCATGAATTTATCCGCTTTCGTCTCTTTCAACGCGTCCACGAATAACTTCTTGGCCCAGGCCTTTACGGTCAACGGATCGTTGACCAGATAGCTGGTATCTGCCATTTCATTTGCTCCAAAGTGGTTGAGAAAAAGTTCCCATCACTCGCGCTGGATGGAAGCGATCTCTCACCTCTTCGTCGGTGAGCAAACGATCGGGGCTTGCGGCGCCCCTGGCCGATCTCACTACAAATTACTACATCCACCTATCACCCTTTCCTCGAAAGGGTGACGGTATTAGCCCAAACCCCGCGCCAGTGGCCGATCTTAAATACGTCAATGGTGACGTATTTAATGCGTCAGCCGCCCATCGCGGCCTTGAAGTCCTCGTCGCTGATGCGCGCCAGCTGCATGGGCGTCATGTTGGCGATCTGGCGCACGGTCAGCTTACCGCGTGCCGCCCCGCCCCCGCTCGGCTTCGAGGCCTTGTAGCCCTGCTCGTGCATCGCTTCCTTGTCCACCGGCTGGTAGCCCATCGCTTTCGACATCTCGTAGGCCATCGCCGCCGGGTCCTGCCCGCGCTGCACCCACTGCAGAGCCAGGTTCCTGGCGTCGGTGCCGGCAATACCGCGCGCCTCGTCGGGATCCCAGCCGGCTGCGGTGAGCTCCTTGGTGCGCCGGGTCACCGCATAGGTCAGCGCCTCCTGGTAGTCAGGATGCTCCTCGCGGAATTGCGCCTCGCTGGCAGTCACCCGGTGCACGAACTGCTGCACCGCCTGCTGCTGGTGCGCCTGTTGCGCATACTGCTGCTGCGCCGCCCACTGTGCCTGGTCGCGCTGGTACTGCTGCTGGCGCATGGCCTGCACCTCGGCCGCGGCCTGCTCCGACTTGCGCGCGACATAGGCCAGCGGGTCGACGTTCTTGTCCGGCTCCGGCTCGGCAAACTGCGCCGCCAGCACCTGCTGCATGCGCTGTTGCGCGATCTGCCATTCTCGGTCGCGCTCGGCCTGGATCTGCATGAACTGCTGCAGCTGCGCATCCTTGGCCCTGGCCTCCGCGTCCAACTGCCTTCGCTCCGCCCGTAAGCGGGTGACCGCCCCGATCAATACTTTCGGGTCATCGTGCTGCTTTTCCCCGCTCTCGCGGTCATCTTCCTGCGTTACCACCCCCGAGGTCGCGGCCTCGGTCTTCGGTGCTTCCGGTGAAGTCGCCTTCACCTCCTCTGGGCTCGGCGGGTTGGTCGCCGCCACGGTGTCACTGAACATATTGCCTCCTTACACTCACTGCACGGTCGGCGCCAGGGGCGCGGCCTGCATGCGCTGCACCTCGTGCGCCGACTTCATCATCTCCACGCCCTGTTTCTGCTGCTCGCCCTGCACTTTCAAGGCCTGCAGCTCCATCGCCATCCGGTGCTCTTCGGCCTTCCACTGCGCCTGCTGCTGCGCCATCTGCAGGTCCATTTTCTTCAGCTCGAGCTCCATCTGCTTCATCTGCGCCGCGGTCTGCTGCGCCGCCTGCTCGGCTTGCAGCTCGAGCTGCTTCAATTGGATGTCGGCCTGCGCGCGCACCTCGGCGGTATGGGCCTTAGCCCCCTCGGCCTGGGCCACCGCCTGCGCCATCTGCACTTGCGGGTCGCCCTGCTGCGACTTGGCCTGCTTGGCCGCGGCAATTTGCTTCTTCCAGCTCTCCGCCAGCCCGGCCGGCAAGGGCGCATAGTCGAGCGCCTCCTCGGGCACCGGACCGCCGGCTTGCATCACCATCGGCGCGATCTTCATCAGCGCCAGGAAGGTCTTTTCCTTCATATCGCGCGCGGTCGGGGCAACGTCGACTACCACGTCGTACTCGAGTACCCCGCGCTGGAGCAGCAACGGCTCGTAGCGCTCGCCGAGCGGACCGGCCACCCGCACCAGCCGCCCGTCGGCCATGTACTCGATCAGGAAATGCGCCAACAGCCGGCCCTGGGCCTTGCGGTAGTGCCTGAGCGCGTCGAACAGCGTCGCCACGTTGCCCATGCCGGCATTGGTGCGCGCCTCCTCGACAATGCCGGGCTGCATTTTATCGGCCAGCCCGACCATCTCCAGCGGCACCCCGCTGGCATCGCGAATGGAGCTCACCGAGAACGTCAGCAGCTCGTCGATCGACTTCGGGTACTGCGGGATGGGCTTAGGCTGGATCTTGGCGCCCGACAACGCGCCGGCATTGACCAGCGTAACGCCGTCGGTTTTTGCCCAGTCCTGCTCCAGCTTGCGGATGTCGTTGACCGCGCCCTCTTCGATCAGAATACCGCCCTTGGCGTTGGTATTGATCATGTGCAACAACTGGCTGAGCATCTTGTTGGCGTAGCGCTGGGGATCCTCCATCACTGCCACGGCGCCGTAGAAGGTGCCTTTGAGGTGATCGCGGTAGCCGGTGATCGCCTGGTAGATGAATTCGTACTGGCAGGGCGCGTCGGATACCTCGAGCAGCTGTTTGCCGAGCAAAAAGGCCTGCTTGTACACCGCTTTTGTGCGCCGGCGGCCCTTCAGCGGCGGCAGGCCCATTTGCAGCGTGCGCTCCTGCGCGAGCTGGTAGTCCTCTTCGCTCATCTCCAGGTCGGGCGGCTTTTTCGGCCGCGGCGGGGGCGGCGGGGGCATCCCCATCGGGGGCGCGCCGGGTGGGCCACCAGCCGGGGAAGGTGGGCCGGCCGGCGGCATCCCGCCCATAGGGGGCGCCCCAGTCGGTCCCGGGGGTCCGGGTGGCATCGGGGGCTGCCCCATTGGCGGCGGGCGCATTCCCGGCACACTGGGCGGCATCCCTGGCGGACCGCCCATCCCCATCGGTGGGGGCATTCCCCCCATCGGGGGCGGCGGTCCGCCCATACTGCCGGGTGGTTGTCCTGGCGGGCCCGCCGGCATGCCACCGGCTACACCCTGAGGCATAGGCGGTCTCGGCATCCCTGGCGGCCCATTCGGCGGGGGCATTCCTCCCCCAAGTTGGGGGATAGGGGGAGGCATCGGGGGAGGAGGCTGCTTCACCATCCACACCGTCACCTTCTCGCGCCAACAATGGTGGATCACGCACCGGGTCCCGTCCGGGGCGTCATCAGTGGCGGTCTTTTCGTACCACGGCGCGCGGCTGGCGTCATGCGGGGTCGTATCCGGCAGCCGCTCCTGGCCGCCAACCAGCTCCGCATCCGGCCAGCGCCCGAGAATGGCCTCGTCGTCGAGCCAGTCGTCGCACTGCACCCATTGCATGTCACTCAAGTTGCGCTTAACCGCGGCCGGATCGTAATGGAACGCGAACGGGTCGCGCCGCGGCACCTCCACCATCCCCTCCGGGTTGGTCTCGAAGTCCATTTTGGTTTCGGTCCAGCCGTAACCACAGATCGTGGTGTCGCGGAACGCGTCGCTTTCCTCGTCTTCGGCGTCGCATTGGTCCCTGGCCCACTTCGCACCCTCGGTCAGTAGGTCGTTGACGCCCGAGTCGTCGATCGTGCGCGGTTTGTACTGCACTTCCTGGCGGTTGTTGCTCTCGGATCCGCAGATGGCGTTGACCATGACCGCAATTCTGTTGAAGCTCACGCACGGCTTGCGCTGGTCCTTGTGCGCCGCCTCGTCCTCGGCCGTCCACTGCTTGCCGGCGACCATGTCGTACCAGATCTCAGCCTTCTTGCGCCACTCGGCGAGGTGCGCCTCCGAGCGCTTGCGCTTCTCGAGGATGTCCTCGACCAGCTCTTCATCGCTCTTGTCGACCGGCTCAGTGGGCTGCTCTGAATACATGGTCTAGCCTCGCGCTATCTCCGCTCGGGACATCTCCGACACCGTCTGGTCCGCGGCCATGCGCTCGGTCAGGCTCACCGGCGCGTCGCGCAGCGCCATCCGCCGCAGCATCTCCTCGTAGTGCAGCTCGGCCAGCGCCCACGCGCGCTGCACCGTCGCCTCGGGGTCGTTCCAGGGCACGTTCATCATCGCGATCAGCAGCCGCTCGGAGAGCTGCGAGCAGAACTCGCGCTTGGCCCGCCGGATCGCGCGGTCGCTGACGCTGGTGTCGATCAAGCTGGCCTCACCATTGAACCTGTTGCGCGCCTCGCCCATCATCTCGCCTTCGCTTTCGCCTTCTCTTCCTTCGCCGCCCGCGCGGCTGCCTTCTCCGCCTCGGCCCGGTTGATCAGCAACAGGTCGAGCGCGCTGTCCAGGTCCTTGCCGTCCAACGACCAGCGCCCGTCGCGACTGGTGTCACAGCGCACATAGAGCTGCTCGTTGATCGACCCGTCGCTGTTCCTGACCTGGTCGCGCAGATAGCGGTAGCGTTTCGAGTCCTGCATCTGGTCCTCGACCCCGCCACCCGCCTCGTCCTTCGCGTACCGCCGCTCAGCGTCCTGCTCGTCCTGGATCACTTCCCGCTTGGTCGCCATCGTCATCTCCCGTACCTGGTTGCCCGTCGGTGCTTCAGCACCGCATCGTCCATCCGCAGCGCATAGCGCCCGCCACGGGGCTGGCTATCGTCTGCATTCAGGATGTACACATACTCCTCGCGCCGCTCCTGCCCCGCCGCATCGGTCACCTTCAGGTCCACCGTGTCCACGTTCCGCACCGCAGTGATCACCGCCACCATCGGCACCCCTTCCGCAGGCACCGTCATCGGTGCCCCGTCCGAGTCGTACACCGGCTGGCCGTTACTCCGGTGGAAGAATTGCAAGGGGTCGCCGACGTTCACTTCTTCCACGCCTCGGCCACCGCCTGCTCCAGCACCTTGACCTGCGCCATCAGCACGTCAGTGTCGGTGCGGATCTGCTCCAGCTTCACCCCCAGCGCATCCAGATCGCGCTGCATCGCATCGATCCGCTGCACCGTCCGCAGCAGCGCCGCATCCCTGCCTTGCGCTTCTACCTCGTCCCGGTTGTCTATCGTCATTTCTTTCCCACCTCTGCCGCGAAGGCATCGAACCGCTGCCGCAGCGCATCCAGGTCGTGCCAGATGCGCGATAGCCGCGAGTCATGCTCGACCTGCACCGACTTCATCACCAC